GGTCACAAGGGCGCAGGATTTCGCTAGGATGTGGGTGCAAAACACAGTGAAGGCCTCGATGCCTGGTGTCGCGCTTGAGCGTCGCTGACAACTACGACGACGTCGTCGCGCAGCTCCGCAGCATCGGCCTGGTGTTTGAGTCGCTGGAGATCGGGCGACTCACGCGCTGCAAGGTCGAGGGCGATCGCGAGCGGCGTGGCTGGTATGCGCTGCATGATTTCCGTCTCGCCAACGGCAAGCTCATGATCGTCGGCTCGTTCGGTGTGTGGCAGGGTGCCGAGAACAACGCGCAGAAAATCGAGCTGCGCAAGATGGAGATCAACGCCGAGCAGCGCATGGCGATCAAGGCGCGCATCGCCGAGGACCGACGCCACGCCGAGGCGCGGCGCAAGCACGAGGCGCAGCGGGCAGCCATGCGAGCGCGCGCGGCCTGGGGCAAGTGCGCGCCGACCTGGACGCCAGCGGCGCCCGGCTCAGTGCCGATCGGCTCGAACGACTACCTCACCCGCAAGGGCGTGCGCGCGCACGGCGTGCGCTTCTCCGCACGCGGCAACCTGGTGATCCCACTCACCGACGCGCACGGCAGCGTGCACGCGCTGCAGGTCATCTACCACGAGGCGGCGGTCAAGAAGCGCAAGGGCCGCGACAAAGACTACTGGCCCGCCGGCGTCGAGACGCGCGGCCGGTTTTTCTTGATCGGTACACCGGGCCCAGTGCTGCTCATCGCCGAGGGCTACGCCACCGCCGCCACGCTGCACGAGGCGACCAGCTTGCCGGTGGCCGTGGCATTCGCGGCCGGCAACCTGCTGCCCGTCGCGCAAGCGCTGCGCGAGCGCTACCGCGACGCGCGCCTGCTCATCTGCGCCGACGACGACTGGCTCGGCAAATGCCGTGAGTGCCAGAAGCTCACGCCCACGGCCGACGACACGTGCATGCACTGCGGCGCGGACACCACCATGCTCGCCAACGCCGGCGTGCAGTCGGCGGCCGCGGCCGCGCTCGCGGTGGGCGGCGCCTGGCTGGTGCCGGCGTTCGCCGATCGCGGCATGCGCAAGCTCACCGACTTCAACGACCTGCAGCACGAGGCGACCCTGCGCACGGTAGGCGCGCAGATCGAAGACAAGCTGCGCGAGCTCGGGTGGCGTGCGACCGAAGTCGCCGCGCCGCCGCCCGACGCAGGGGGGCGGGGTGACGCCGAGCCGCTCAAGCCGCTGCTCACCGTCGACGAAGCGGTCGATCGCTACTCGCTCGTGTACGGTGGCAAGGGCACGTTCTTCGATCACCAGGAACATGCCCTGATCCCGAAGTCGGACGTGCTTGACCTCCTGCAGGATCACGCCTGGCGCGAGTGGAAGACGCGACCAAACCGCCTGGTCGTGCGCTTGGGCGAGATCGGCTTCGACCCAAGCGAGACCGACCCGAACATCCGCTGCAATTTGTGGGGTGGCTGGCCCACGACGCCAGCGCCAGGCAAGTGCGACGTGCTCCTCGAGCTGCTCGAGCATCTATGCAGCGGCGAGCAGAACGCGCGCGACTTGTTCGACTGGGTGTGCAAGTGGCTGGCCTATCCGATCCATCACCCGGGCGCGAAGATGAAAACCGCGCTGATCCTGCACGGCCCGCAAGGCGTGGGCAAGAATCTCTTCTTCGAGGCGGTGATGGCGATCTACGGTCCCTACGGCCGCATCGTCGACCAGGCCGCGATCGAGGACAAGTTCAACGACTGGGCCTCGCGCAAGCTGTTCTTGATCGGCGACGAGGTGGTGGCGCGGCAGGAGCTGTTCCACATGAAGAACAAGCTCAAGGGCTTCGTCACCGGCACGTGGATTCGCATCAACCCGAAGAACGTCGCCGCGCACGACGAAGCCAACCACGTGAACGTGGTATTCCTCTCAAACGAGCGCCAACCGCTGGTGCTCGAGAAAGACGACCGCCGCTATGCGGTCATCTGGACACCCGAGCAGCTCTCGCGCGATTTCTACAATGACGTGAGCGCGGAGCTCGCGGCCGGCGGCGTCGCCGCCCTGCACGACTATCTGCTCAACCTCGAACTTGGCGACTTCAAACCACACACCCTGCCACCGATGACGACCGCCAAAGCGGACCTCATTGCGCTCTCGCTGGATTCGGTCGAGCGCTTCGTGGCGGAGTGGACCGGCGGCGAGACCGATTTCCCATGCTGCCCATGCCGGTCCATGGATCTCTACGCCGCCTACCTGCGCTGGTGCCGCGCCAACGGCGTGCAGCGCCCGCGTGAGTCAAATCAGTTCCTGGGCCACATCGGCAAGTTGCGCGGTTGGTCGAACATGCCGCGGCAGACCTACGAATCGACCGCCTATGTGGGCAGTCCAAAGGCGCGGCGCATCGTGATCCCCGACGAGCCGACACTCATCAAACGCGAGAGTGCGCGCCGTGACGACCAGAGCGTGGCGCACTGGCTCACGGATTCGTACCTGGCATTCATAAATGGGTTGGAGTCTGAGCGATGACGCTACGGGCGCTACGGGGTCCGCTACGGGGTCCGCTACAGGCTAAGTGCTTGATCGCAAAGGTCCGCTACGGGCGCTACGGGCAGATGCGCGCGCGTACACGCGAGCACAAAACACGCAGGCCACCCCACGCACGTGGAGGGCTCGCGCGCGTATAGGGGGGCGTAGCGCCCGTAGCGCCCGTAGCGGGCCCGTCATATCAGGCACTTAGCGTGTAGCGGCGGGTGTAGCGGTGCGTGTAGTGCCCGTAGTGGGTTTTTCTCTAACAGAGAAAAGGAGAAGTTGATGAAGAAAACACTCAAGTGGTGGGCCCGCTGGGCGGCGCTCGTCGGATACGTCGTGGGCCTGGCGCTGTTCCTGGCCATCGGTGCCGTCATGGCCGCCGATTTCGATGGCCTCTTCCGCCGCCACGGCGCGGCGCACGGCGTCGACTGGCGGCTGCTCAAGGCGATCGCGCTGGTGGAGTCGAGTCTCAACCCGCGCGCCGAACATCCCAACGGTCTGTCGTCGGGGCTCCTGCAGGTGTACTGCGCGCCCGCGCACGCGCCGGCCTGCCGCAATCGCTTCAACGTCGCCGGCTGGCCGCCCGCCTCGCGCGAGCAGCTCTACGACGCCGACTACAACGCGCACATCGCCGCGCAGATCCTCGCCTGGAACCTGCGCACCTACGGCCGCGAGAAGGGCATCGCCGTCTACAACTCGTGGAGCGCGCGGCGCACGCCCGCCGGCCAGGCGTTCCCGAATCAGCCCTACGTCGACGCCGTGCTCGCCCGCTATCACGCACTCGGAGAAAAACCATGAGCCGCAAGACCAGCACCACGCACATCAATGCGCTGTTTCACCAGACGCGCACGATCGAGCCGCCCGCGGCCGAGCCCCACTACACCACCGAGCCGCAGACGCGCCTGGTGCTCGGCCCGTTCCAGCTCGTGCTGGAGCATCAGCAGCGCGATGGCACGCCCGCCCTGTGGGTATTGCCCGGCGGCGGCCGCGCCACTACCGCGCAGCTGCTCGTCATCGCGCGGCGCAACGGCTGGAAACGCCCGGTGCAGATCCAGGCCACCGTGCGCCGGCGCGTGCCCGGCGACAGCCGCCGCTTCGTTTCCCAAGAAACTTAACCATGGAGAGTGAAATCATGGTCAGCATCCGCCCGCAAGTGCTCGCGCAACTCAAGCGCGGGCCGAGGTCGCCCGAGCAACTGCGCAAGGCGATCACCGAAATCGAGAGCGAAAAGCAGCTCGCGAACTGCCTGTACAATCTGCGCAAGGCCGGCGAGATCCGCCGCCTCGACGACGGCCGTTACGAGCTCGGCGTCGAGAAGGGCTTCGCGGCCACGCGCCCGAAGGTGTCCGCGCGCGAGGGGGCGGCCGCCAACCCCACGCCGCGCGACCCAATCCTCGCCGCGCCGGCGGACCCGATGGAGACATGCGAGCGCTGCAGTGCGCCACTCATTCACGGCCAGCCCTGCTTCTGCACCAAGCGTACCGCCTCCACCGTGCCGGCGACCGTGGGTCAAGGCGGCCGCGAGGCCGACGCCTGGAACAACCTGCAGGCACGCGAACAGCGCGCGCTGCTCGAAAAGGCGGCGGCCGATACGCAAGACGCGCTCGATGAATACCTGGCCAGCATCGCCGATCCGAAGATCCTCAAGCCGCTGCGCGCCGCCCGTGATGCGACGCGCGCGGCGCTGGCCGCGATCGATTTCCTCGAGGCTATCCACGCATGAGCGATATCGCCTTCATCGTCATCGTGTTGGTCCTGTTCCTCGTGGTGCCGTTCGCGCTCGGCAAGATGCTGGACCTGCTCGATGCCGTGGCCGGCGATGACGACGAAGAGGCGCGCAAGCCATGAGCAAACCAATACCACCGAAATTGCTGCGCGATCAGTGGCGCAGGCTGGCCGAGAACACCTTCATGGTTTCGGCGGTGGGCGAATATACGCCCGAGGAATTTCTGGTTTTGCTCGATGCCGTTGATGAGCTAGAGGCCGAAGTCGAGCGCCTGAGAAAAGACAGAAGGGGGCCACAGTGACCGAGCTCTATCTCTTCGCCGCCGCCTTCGTCACTGTGTTCGCGCTCGGCTTCCAGCAGCAGAACGTCCTCTGGCGCGCGGTGCCCATCGCCTCGGCCATCGAGATCCTCGCCACGCTGGTCGGCGGCCCGGTCGGCATCGTCGCGGCGATGTATGTGCACCCGCGTCTCGCGCGCCGCTGGGGGCGCCGGTAACGATGGATACCACCGCGCCGGTTTCGTTCAGCGAATTCGCCCGCCATCTCGGCCGTGCGCCGAGCTACGTGACGAAGCTGCGCCAAGCCGGCCGCCTGGTGCTCACCGACGACGGGAAGCGCGTACACGTCGACGCCTCAAAGCAACGCATCGCCGCTACCGAGAGCGGCCAGCCCCAGCACGTGGCCGCGCGCGAACACCACGCGCAGCGCCGCGCCCAACCCGCGCCGCCGGCGGGCGAGGCGCCACCGGAAGCCGATGCGCCGCTGGTGCCGGGCACGCGCGCGGATTGGGAACGGCGCGAGGCAGCAGCGCGCGCACAGCTGCGCGAGATTGAGCTCGCCAAAACGCGCGGCGATCTGGTGGAGACCGCCGCCGTGCACCGCGCCGGCAGCGAGGCGGGCGGCATCCTGCGCACCACGCTCGAGAACCTAGCCGACCAGCTGGCGCCGCAACTGGCCGAGGGCGACCCCGAACGCGAGCAGCGCATCCATGCCCAGCTGAGCGAGCACGTCGAGCTGCTGCTCACTGAGATCAGCCAAAAGCTAGACGCGCTCGCGCGCCAACCCGGAGCGCCGTCGCCGTGAACCCCACCGCCCTCCCCCGCCCCGATGGCCGCGCCATTTTCCTCGGCGCGATGGCTGTCGCCTGCAAGCCGCGCAAGCGCCTCACGGTGAGCCAGTGGGCGGACGCGCATCGGCGGCTGTCGAACAAAGCCTCGAGCGAGCCGGGACAATGGCGCACGTCGCGCGTGCCATATCTGCGCGAGCCGATGGACTGCCTGTCGGTGCACTCGCCCGTGCAGAGCGCATCGATCATGAAGAGCGCGCAGACCGGTTTCACCGAGGTCGCGCTCAACTGGATCGGCTACGTGATGGACCACGCGCAGGCGCCGATGCTCGCCGTGGTGCCGACGCTGGACGTGCGCAAACGCTGGGTGCGCCAGCGCGTCGACCCGATGCTGGCCGACACGCCCACGCTTGCGGCGTTGTTCGATTCACGACGCAAACGCGACGGCGCGAACGCCGAGGAGATGAAGGACTTCCCCAATGGCATGCTCGTGATCGGCGGCGCCAACTCACCCGCCTCGCTCGCGTCGATGCCGATCAAGTACGTGGTGAATGACGAGGTGGACCGCTTCCCCTGGGAGGTCGGCGGCGAGGGCGACCCGCTCGGGTTGATCCGCATGCGCCAGGCGAACTTCCCGCGGCGCAAGGAGCTGAACATCTCCTCGCCCACGGTCGAAGGCGCCTCACGCATCGAGGAGCTGTTCAACGCCGGCGACCAGCGCCACTACCACGTGCCCTGTCCGCACACCGAGTGCGGCGAGTTGCTGGTGCTGAAATGGAAGCAGCTGCAATGGCACATCGACAAGGCGACCGGCCAGGTGGCGCATGCGTGGTATGTGTGCGAGCACTGCGGCGCTGCGATCGACGAGCATCACAAAACCGAGATGCTCAAGGAAGTCGGCCACGGCGGCCGCGCGCGCTGGATACCCAAGCATCCCGGCCGCGCCGCGCGCAGCTACCACATCAATGGCCTCTATGCGCCGCTCGGTTTAGGCTTGCGCTGGGTAGAGCTGGCCGATAACTGGCTCAAGGCCCAAGGCGACAAAACGAAGCTCAAGGTGTTCATCAACACCAAGCTCGGCGAGGTGTGGCAGGATCAGGACAAGAAAGTTGACCACCGTTCGCTCAGCGAGCGCGCCGAGCCCTACGGCCTGCGCGAGATCCCGCTCGGTTGCCTGCTGCTCACCTGCGGGGTGGACGTGCAGGATGACCGCCTCGAGCTGCAGGTGCTCGGCCACGGTCGCGGCAAAGTCACGTGGACCATCGATAAGCTCGTGCTGCCGGGCGATCCCGCGCGCGATGAGGTGTGGGACCATCTCACCGACTATCTGATCAAGCCGTTCACCAACCAGTTCGGCCGCGAGCTCATGATCGAGGCGACCGGCATCGACACCGGCGGCCACCATACGCAGGACGTGTACAACTACGTGCGCAGCGTCACGCAGAACGTGTACAACTACGTGCGCAGCGTCAAGGAGCTGCAGGCGAAAAGGCGCCCGCGCCGGGTGATGGCAATGAAAGGCGCGAACACGCCCGGCAAGCCGATCCTCACTGGCCGCCCGCTGCCGCAAGACGTGAACCACCGTAACAAATACATCAAGCACGGCGTGCTGCTGTGGATGATCGGCACCGACACCGCCAAGGATCTGCTCAATTCGCGCCTCAAAGGCGACGCGAACCACGACGCCGGCTCGCGCCTGGTGCGCTTCTCAAACGCCTTGCCCGAGGATTTCTACCTGCAGCTCACCGCCGAGGTATTCGACCCCGAGCGCAACAAGTGGGTGAAGCTGCGCAACCGTCGGAATGAAGACCTCGACACCTGGATCTACGGCACCGCCGCCGCCTACCACCCCGAGGTACGCGTGCACGCCATGCAGCCACGCGACTGGGCGCGCCTGGAGCTCATGCTCGAACCGAAAGACATCACGCCCGCGCCCACCGGCACCGCCGCGCCCGAGGCGATAACGCCCGCGCCCAAGGCCAAGCCCCGCAAACCGTCGGGCGACGGCGACGGCGGCGGCTTCGGCTCGTCGGACTGGAACCTGTAAACGAGGAGAACAACGATGGGAATTGAAGTGCATCCAGTTCAAATGCCCGGCGGCTGCTGTGGCCACGAGCCGGCCATGGCACCGAAGTCGGTAACGATGCGTGCGTACGAAGTCTACTGCCAACTCCACGGATCGCAGGAAGCGATAGTGACTGGCTGGTGCCGCGGAGGATTCGCCATCGGCGAGCTGGTCGCCTTCCTGTATGCGCGTTCGTTTCCGCGCGAGGAGTGGCGCCAGCGGGTCGACGAGGCGCTGCGCGGGATGAAGAACCTTTGACGCCCAACGCGTGAGCGGAACGATGGCCGAGGCGGACTTGATCGAGGCAATGCACGACGACCTCTATCGCCTGCTCACGCGCCTGGGCGTCGAGGATCTCACGGCACTGCGCGAGGCCGGCGCCCTGGTGGATGATCTGCAGCGCCGCTTCGGCGGCCGCGAGCACTACCTGCCGGCAGTGGACAAGGCCACCCGCAACGCCCGCATCGCGGCGGAGCTGGCCGCCGGCCACGATCCCCAGGAAGTAGCGGCCCGCCACGGCGTAAGCAAGAAGACCCTCGCGCGCGTGGCGCGCCGCACCCGGCGTGATGACGACGGCGGTGGCTTCGGCTCGCCGGAGTGGAATCTGTAGCCATTGACTTTTTATCGTCAATGCCCTATATTGTTTTACATGGCTGGACGATCCAGCCACCCGCGCCTCGGGGTCAACGGTGGGCAGGATAATAAAATGAGCGATATCGAAGCCTATGACAAAAAGATCAAATACTGGAATGACTACGCGAGGCGGTGGGGGCACAAGGCGACCTTGGAAAGGGCCACCCGAGCCTATGCCGGCGGCATTTTGGGCCGTGGCTTTTGTGAAGACGCTGCAGCGTTTGTTGCCCGCACGCCGCATCTTCGCGCAACCCTGGACTGGTTGAACCAAAACCGAACGAAGAAAAAGGCGTAATTGTTTGAAATGGGGTATTGACTTTAATCAGTCAATGCCCTATATTGTTTTACATGGCTGGACGATCCAGCCACCCGCGCCTCGGGGTCAACGGTGGGCAGGAGACAAAGATGGAAAACTTCACCAACGTTTTCGCAGATGCCGACATCATCAGCCGCTACACCCGCGCGCAAGCGATTGAGGATGGCGTGCTCGTGGACCTGATGCAGGACAAGATGCTCGATGTGTGCCGGCAGCACTACAAGCACCCGATCGCGGCCACTTCGGCGGTGTTCGACATCATGCAGCGCGCGGTCGAGAACAAGCGCCACTGCAACGACTACGCCGGCGTGCTGCACGACATGCTCTGGATGAGCCGCGTGTACAGCCGCAAGGTCGACGCCTCGACGGTGCTGTTCAAGGTCATCATCACCGGCGCCGCCCGCCAGCGCAATTTCGTGTTCAAGCTGGTGGTCGGCCCCGGCGACCAGGGCGAGCCGGTGATCACGATCATGATGCCGAACGAAGACTAACCCACCAGGACCCCGCCCACCCGGGCGGGGTCTCTTTTTGTGAGGACCGATGGCAGACCATAGCAAACGCAATTGGCAGCGCGCCATGCACGATCGTGCCGACCAGGTGGTCGGGGCGATGCTGGCCGAGACCCGGCCGCCAGCAATGAGCGCGGAGGAGTTTCTCGCGCAGCAGTTGCGTGCCGCCTACGTCACCGGCTACCGCGACGGCCGCGACTCGATGAAATCACGCGAGGGTCCACAATGAACAAGAGAGAATTCGACCGCCGCATCAAGGCGCTCGGCACCCGCAGCCGTGCCCTGCCCGCTGCGCGCGCGGTGCTAGTCGACGGCGTCTCGCAGAATGCCGCCGCGCGCGAGCTCGAGGTCGACGTCGGCCAGCTCAACCGCCTTGTGACGCGCATCCGCGCGGTACAGATATGTGAGTGCTGCGGCCAGGCGATCGTCACCGACTAACCTCAACCCCTCCATCGGTCACGGCGTGCCGGCAAAAACCGCCGGCACCCCGTGGCGTGTACTACGGGCGAACGCTGGCGCGATCGCCCTATTTTTAACAACCGCCACCCCCAAACTTGCCAACTTGCGCAAAAACGCAAACTGGCCTATCGGGACAAAACTTGGGTAGTTTTGTCCAACCCGCCTCATCCATGCTTCGCCCATGGCCTACACCCAGACCGACATCGACAACTTAGAGCGCGCCATCGCTATGGGCGAGCTCAAGGTCAAGTTCGCCGATCGCGAGGTGACCTATCGCAGCCTCGACGATCTCAAGGCGGCGCTCAGGTTCATCGAGGGCCGCATCGCCGCGCAGTCGGTGCCGGCCACCGGCCCGCGCCACCAGGTCGCCGACTTCTCGGAGTCGAACACGTGAGCGCGCGCGGTATTCTCCGCATCATCGAGGGCGAGCAGCTTGGGTTTTGGTGTCCGGGCTGCAAAGAGATGCACGTCGTCGGGCCTGGCTGGAAGTTTAACGGCAATTACGACCGACCGACGTTTAGCCCGAGCGTGCTGGTTACATCGGGCCATTACCTCGCGAGTCACAAACAGGGCGAACCGTGCTGGTGTACCTACGCGGCTGAGCACCCAGACCAAATCACCCCCAAGTGTTTCCGTTGCCACTCATTCGTGATCGATGGGCAGATCCAGTTCCTGGGCGATTGCACGCACGAACTCGCCGGCAAGACGGTTCCGCTGATGCCGCCGGCTCATTTCCTGAAATCATAAACATGAACCTCCTCGACCGCGCCATCGCCACCGTCTCGCCCACCTGGGCGGTCAAGCGTGTGCACGCGCGTTCGGTGCTCGCCTATCACGAGGCGGTGAAGACCACGCGCCTGCGCCGCGCACGCACTAAAGACGGCCGCGGCGATCAGATCGTCGGCATGAGCGCGGCCAAGCTGCGCATCTATGCGCGCGACATGGAGCGCAACCACGACATCTCGCGCGGCGCGTTGAATCGCCTGGTGCAGAACATCGTCGGCCCGCGCGGCATCACCATCGAACCGCAGCCGCGCACGAAAGGCGGCGAGATTCACGAAACCTTCGCGCGCGAGATCCTCGCGCTGTGGCGCGACTTCGGCAAGCGGCCCGAAGTCACGTGGCAGCACGACTGGCCATCGAGCCAGCGCTTGCTGTGCCGTTCCTGGATGCGCGATGGCGAATCCTTCGCGCAGCGGCTCATGGGCAGCGTGCCCGGTCTCGACCACGGCACCGAGGTGCCCTACTCGATCGAGATGATGGAATCCGACAGCGTGCCGCTCGACTACTACGACGAGGCGCACCGCATCACGCAAGGTGTCGAGCGCAACGCGTGGGGCCGGCCGGTCGGCTACTGGCTCTACAAGATCGACCCGGCGAAACTCTACAACCTCACGACCATCGCGGACCTCAAGCGCGTGGGCGCCGAGCGAATGCTCCACGTGAAACTTGTCGACCGCATGTTGCAGGCGCGCGGGATTTCCGTTTTTGCCTCCGTGCTCACGCGCCTGGACGACGTGAAAGACTACGAAGACTCCGAGCGCATCGCGGCCAAAGTCGCCGCGTCGATGGCCGCCTACATCAAGAAGGGCGCGCCTGATAACTACGTGCAAAAGCTCAACGATGACGGAACCGAACCTGAGCCGCGCAACATGAAGTTCCGCCCCGGCGTCGTGTTCGACGATTTGTTGCTCGGCGAAGAGATCGGCACCATCAACACCAACCGCCCGAATACCGGGCTCGAAGCGTTCCGCCAAGGGCAACTGCGCGCGGTGGCCGCAGGCATCGATGTCGGCTACTCATCCCTCTCTCGCTACTACGATGGCAACTACAACTCACAGCGCCAGGAGCTTATCGATCAGTGGGCTGCTTACGGCGTGTTGCAATCGGAATTCGGCGCGCGTGTTGTGGTGCCGGTGTACGGGGATTTTCTCAATGTCGCCATTCTCTCGGGCCGTCTCAAGGTGCCTACCGACCTCGACCCCGCTTCGCTCGACGACGCGATCCTGGTCGGCCCGCAGATGCCATGGATCGATCCGGTGAAGGAGATGCTCGCGAACAAAGGCCTCGAGCGTGCCGGCTACAAACCGGCGCAGCAGACCATCCGCGAGCGCGGCGGCAACCCGAACGACGTGTTCGAGCAGATCCGCCTCTGGCGCAAGAAGGCCGACGCGGCCGAGCTGGTGTTCGACTCCGATCCCGCGAAGACGGCCAACGCCGGCACGGCGCAAGATTACCTGCGCGAGCAGGTCGACAACCAAGACGAAGGAGGCAGCAATGCCGCAACCCAAGCTACCCAGCGCTAATCCGCCGCCGGAGAATAAAAACTGGTACACCATCCGCGCGAAGAGCGAGGACACCGCCGAGGTGCTCATCTACGGCGACATCGGCGACTCGTGGTACGGCGAGAGCGTCACCGCGCAGCAGTTCGTGAAAGAGCTGCAGGCACTCGGCGACAAGAACCTCGTCGTGCGCATCAACTCCTACGGCGGCTCGGTGTCCGACGGCGCCGCGATCTACAACGCCATCAAGCGCCACCCCAAGAGCAAGACGGTCGAGATCGACGGCGTGGCAGTGTCCATCGCCTCGCTCATTGCCATGGCCGGCGATACCGTGAACATCGCGGCCAACGCGCTGTTCATGGTGCACGCGCCCTGGGGCTACGCCATCGGCAACTCTGCGGAGATGCGCAAATACGCCGACGTGCTCGACAAGTACGCCGAGGCGATGGCGACAAGCTATGCCAGCAAAACCGGCAAGACGGCGGAGGAAATCTACGAGCTGCTCTCCGATGGCGCCGACCACTGGTACACGGCGCAGGAGGCGAAAGACGCCGGCTTCGTCAATGCCATCACCACTGCCACGCAGGACGAGGAATCCGCCCGCTACCAGCAGGCGGCGCTCGCCCGCTTCAAAATCCCGGCGGCTGCCGCCGCCCGTTTCGCGGCCGTTGCCGCTCAACTCACTCCCAACAAGGAGATCGTTATGCCCCTAAACAAAGACCCGGCGGCCGACCCGAAGCCGGACAACGTCGTCGAAATCGAAAAGGTCGCAGAGGCCAAAGCGCAGGCGAAGATCGCAGCCCGCAACGAAGAGATCTCCGATCTGTTCGCGCTGGTCGGCACGCGCGCCGGCGCCAACAACGCCGAGTTCGCGGAGCTGCACCGCGCCTGTCTGGCCGACACCAAGCTAACGGTGGCGGAGGTGCGCAAGAAGATCATGGACAAGCTCGGCGAAGGCAGCGAGTCGCTCGCCGGTATCGCCTCCGGCCGCGCGATCGCGGGCGAGGATGCGCGCGACAAGCAGCGCATCGCCATGGTCGGCTCGCTGGCCGCGCGCATGGGCGCGGAGAAGGCCGACGGCGCCAACCCCTACCGCGGCATGCGCCTGCACGAACTCGCGCGCGCCTGTCTGCAGGCGAGCGGCGTGAAGGTCGACGGCCTGTCGATGATGGACCTCGCCGCGGCTGCGCTCACGCGCCAGTCGCCGCGCGGCGCGCAGACCACGAGCGACTTCCCGGTCATCCTCGAGAACACCATGCACAAGCTGGTGCTCACGGGCTTCATGGCGCAGACCGCCACCTGGCAGCGCTTCTGCAAGACTGGCACGGTGTCGGACTTCCGCGCGTGGAACCGCCTGGTGCCCGGCTTGCTCGGCAACCTCGACACCGTGAACGAGGCCGGTGAGTACGTGAACAAGAACATCCCGGACGCGCAGAAGGAAAGCATCCAGGCTACTCGCAAGGGCAACATCATCAACGTCACGCCCGAGGTGCTGGTCAATGACGACATCGGCTACATCCAGTCGATGGCCTCCGGCCTCGGCGCCACGGGCCAGCGCGCCATCGAGCGCGCCGTGTATGCGGTGCTCAACAGCAACCCGGTCATGGCGGATGGCAACGCGCTGTATTCGGTGGCGCACGGCAACCTTGCCGCCGTCGGTGCGGTGCCGTCGGTGATCACGCTCGATGCCGCGCGCCAGGCGCTCATGTCGCAGACGGCGCCGGGTACGGATGCCGAATATCTCGACATCCAGCCGGCCGTGGCCGTGGTGCCGCTCGCGCAGGGCGGCAACACGCGCGTGATCGTCAACGCCGTCTACGACCCCGACACCGCGAATAAGCTGCAGCGGCCGAACATGGTCAACGGCATGGTCAAGGACATCGTGGACAGCCCGCGCGTCGCCGGCACCGTCTGGCACATCCTGGCCGACCCGAACGTCGCGCCGATATACGAGGTGGTGTTCCTCGATGGCCAGCAGACGCCGGCGTTGAGCGAGGAGGTGAACTTCCGCACCTCCGGCCTGGCGTGGAAGATCGAGCTGCCGTTCGGCGTCGGCGCCATCAGCTGGCGCGGCGGGTATCGAAACGCGGGTGCATAGGCCTGACCTGACGACCGGGCCGGTTGACCGGCCCGGTTTCCCCAGAAACCAAACAACGAACACGAAACAAGGAGCGCATCATGCCTAGCAGCTATCTTCAACCCGGTGACACACTCACCGTCACCAACAGCACCGGCGTGGCCATCGCGGCCGGTGCCGGCATCCTGGTCGGCACCCGCGTGGCCGTCGCAATGGTCGATCTCGCCATCGCCGCCAGCGGCAGCGCCATGTTCACCGGCGTGCACAACGTTACCAAAAGCGTCGCCGCCGGCTCCGGCGGCGCGCAGGGTGCGGCCGTGTACTGGGATAACACCGCGAAAAATTTCACCGCGGTGGTAACCGCCAACACGCTGGCCGGCTATTTCGCCGAGACCGTCGCCGACGCCGTCGCGACGTGTAAGGTCAAGCTGCTCAGCTAAGTCGATGGTCGACTACACCGCCATGCGCCAGTCCCTGCTCGCCGTGTTCGGCGAGCCGGTGCAGGTCATGGTGGGCGCGGTGACAAGCCCGCTCACCGCGGCCTACCTCGCGCCGTATCAGGGCATGGACGTGGGCGGCGTACCGGTCAGCCGGCCCAACCCGCAGTTCATGGTCGACGCCGCCGAGTGGGATGTGGTCGGCGCAAACCGTGGCGACACCATCACACGCAATGGCACCGTCTACACGATCGTCGACGCGCAGCCGACTGATGACGGGCTCACCACGATCAACGTGAGGCGCTACGCATGATCGCTCTCGAGATCGATCCCCGCGGGCTCGCCGCCGTCGAGGCGGCGCTCGTGGCGCGGCCGGCACAAGCAACGCGCGCGCTCGTGCGGGCGATCAATAAGACGCTCTCATGGGCGACCAGTCAAGGCCAGCGCGCAATCGCGGCCAAGCACAATATTCCGCTCAAGGCGCTGCGCGCGCGCCGGCGCACCGCGGTGGCCCGGGCAACATCCAAGCATCTATCCGGGCGTGCCTGGTTTGGTACGGCGCCGATCAAGGCCGCATATCTCGGAACGCCGCGGCAGACCAAGGCGGGCGCCCGCGTGGGCAGGCTGGCGTTCGCCGGTGCATTCGTCGCGCCCATGCCCTCGGGGCATGTAGGCATTTTCCGCCGTCTAGGCACCTCGCGCCTGCCCATCGTCGAGGAGGAGGTGCGCCTGACGGCCGCGGAGCAGGCGCTGAGTGGCGTGAAATCGCAACTGGCGGAACGATTGCAGACCGTGTTTTTCCAGGAAATGAACTACGAAACAAATGTGAAGAGGCGCTGATGGATGCCATCGCGAGTCAGCTGTTGTCGTCGGTGATTTCGGGCTTGCTCGGTGGGGCAGTTACGGGTGTCGCCGCGATATCGGCGATCCGCATCGAGATCAAATATCTGCGGCGCGATGTGGATCACGCGCACAAACGTATCGACCGCGTCGAAGAGCGGCCGATGAAAACAAAATACGGAGAGCCCACGTGATCAATCCGCTCGATGCCGAGCCGCTCATTCTTGCGCGCCTGTCCGCCCAGATCACGGGCGTGAAGATCGCCTCGGCGGCCTCCATCGCGGGCACGCTGGACATCACCGCAATATTGCCCGCGATGTTCCTGCAGCCCGGCGCCGCGGCGATCGTGAGCGGCACGGGTGACGGCCGCGGTACGCTCGAGGAACAGACGTGGTATCTCATCGTGGCCGTCGCGGCGATTCCTGATCCCGAGACACTCAGCGCCAATTACCAGGCCGCCGGTGATTTGATCGGCAAGGCCATCGAGGCCCTGGCCGGCTGGTCACCGTCGCCGAACTTCCGGCCGATGCGGTATGCGGGCCGCGACGATACGGAGATGTCGCTCGGCTGGGTCGAGTTCCCGATCCGCTTCACGGTGCGCCGGACCATCACCATAGGGGCATGACATGAAAACCAAAACCATCGAGATCCTCTGCGATAAGCACACGCATGCAGGACGCGATTATCCGCGCGGCGCGATCATCCAGCACATGGATGCGGATTCCGCCGATTGGCTGATCAGCCTCGCGCGCGCAAAAGAGACCGATAACAAATCCAAGCCGCTCAAGAAGGAGAGCCAAGCATGAAACTCGTATCCCTGCAGGGCAATGTCTACGTCGCCAACCGCGATACCAATGGTAATCCGCTCGCCTTCCGCCATCTCGGCAACGTGCCATCGATCGAGATCACGCTCGAATCGGGCACGGTCGATCATTTCGAGTCGACCTCGGGTCAGCGGCTGCAGGATGGGCGGCTCATCATCAGCAAGACCGCGGGTCTTTCGATGACGCTCGATGAATGGACGACGAAAAATCTGGCGCTCGCGCTCTACGGCACTGATGCAGTGATTGCCGGCAGCACCGTCACCGCGGAGGTGTTCCCGGCTGGACTCGTCAATGGTGATTTCGTGCGCCTCACGAAGCAGGATGTATCCGCCGTGGTGATCAAAGACAGCGCCGGTGTACCGGTAACACTCGTGGAAGGCACCGATTACCAGATCACGAGCGCCAAACACGGCACGATCAAGATCCTCAATGTAGGCACCTACATACAGCCATTCAAGGCGGATTACACCTACGCCGGCGGCACCAATATCGCGCTATTCAGCGCCGCGCCGCCCGAGCTGTGGCTGAAAGTGGACGGCGTGAACACGGCCGAGGCGAACAAGCCCGTGCTCGCGGAACTCTATCGCGTGATCCTCGATCCCGTCGCCGCGCTCGCGCTCATTCACAACGAAGGCTATGGGCCGATGGAGCTCTCGGGTGCGGTGCTCTACGACGCGACCAAGGTCGCCGATACGACGCTCGGACAGTTCGGCCATATGGTAGAGATGGCGTAAATGCCGGAGTAAATAATGACTGACGCCAAAACCACAAGCGACGCCGAGGTCCTCTTCGCCGGTGAGGAGATCACCATCGGCGGCGAGACGATCATGGTGCGGGAGTTCCGCTACCTCGAGGGTCTCAAGGCGACCGCGATCGCGCGGCCGATCCTCGCGGGCCTGCGCGCGCTCATCGAGGCGCGCGCGGACTTTGCACCCGAGGCACTCGATGCGCTGATCAGCGAGCATCATGAGGCCTGGCTCGCGCTCATCAGCATGAGCACCGGTCGGCCGGTGGAATGGATTGCGACGCTGAACGACAAAGCGGGGATTGCACTTTCGCTCACCTTCTGGTCGGTGAACGGCCCTTTTTTTACGAGGCGGCTGGTGCTCGCGGGGGCGCTCGCCGCGGAGCTGGGCAAGCTATCCCGCTCGCGGAAATCTTCGCCGAGCTCGTCGCCGGCGGATTCGGCCGAGATCACCGCGACATCGGCGAGCGCCTGACCTGGCGCCAGATCCGGCGTTACTACGAGATTGCCCAGGCACGCCGCCGTCGCCACCGCGCAGATCTCATCGAGGCGGTAGCCGTCGGATGCAACGGCAAAAACGTGGGCCGGACAATCCAAAAATTGAGAAAGGGCTAGCGATGACAATGGGCATTCTCACGCATGGTAGATAACGTGGAACTCGCCCTGCGCATCAGCGCGGACATCAAGGATGTCCAGCGCGACGTGCGCACGTTACGCGGCGAGATCAAGGGACTGGGGCGCGAACGCGGCCCACGTGACGTCAATGCCGCGTTGGCCGAAATGCAGCGACAGGGCCAACGCGCCCGCAGCGCGTTATCCGGTCTCAAGGGCATACTCGCCACGCTTGGGGCGGCACTCTCTTTCCGCGAAATCATCAATGCCACAGTCCGCCAAGAGCAGGCAATGCGCCAGCTCGAGACGCGCCTGCGTTCGACCGGCGGCGCCGTCGGCTACACCGCGGACGAACTCGCCGGGATGGCCGCCGAGCTGCAGCGCACGACCACCTTCGGCGATGAGGCGATCATGGAGATGCAGGGCGTACTGCTCTCCTTCCGCCGCATTCAGGGCCCGATCTTCCGCGAGGCCACGGAGGCGATCCTCGATCTCTCGGTGGGCATGGGCAAGGACCTCCAGGGCGCGGCTGTCCAGGTGGGCAAGGCGCTCGAGGATCCAGTCAAGGGCGTGTCGGCACTCGCCGAATCCGGCGTGCAGTTATCGGAGGAACAGAAAAAGCTCATCGAGGGATTCGTCCGGATGGGCGATACCGCCTCGGCGCAGCGCATCATTCTGCGCGAGCTGCAGACGCAGTTCGGCGGCTCGGCGCGCGCGGCGCGCGATACATTGGGCGGCGCGCTCACCGGCTTGCGCAATGCCTTCGGTGATCTCCTCGAGGCCAAGGGCGGCGTCAAGGAATCGAAAGAGGAAATCGAAAAGCTCATCGCTATCCTGCAAGACCCGCGGACCGCGGAAGCGGTCGACGGCATCGTATCGGCTGTCGTGCGGGGCTTGGGCAAGCTCGTCGAGTTTGTCGCCGCGGTACATTTTTTAACCGCCGGTTCATCCGATGAAGTTGAGCAGCTCGATCAACAGGTCACAAAGATCGATGCGCGCATCAAGCAATTGCGTGAGGCTGCCGCGCTGCCGCGTGCATTCCGAGGCGTTGGCACGGCAAGCGGGCTGCGTGGCGAAGAGAAATTATTCGAGTCGGAAGAATCGATCCTTAAGCGCATCAACGCGCTGGAAGCCGAGCGCACGCGCCTTGCCACGCGGCAGATGGAGATCCTCGATGAGCGCGGCCGAAAGCTGAAGGAAGAACAATCCACCACGGTAAAACAAGACACCACCGGCGCACCGTCGAAACCGTCCGGCCCAACCAAGGAAGAAATCGACGCCGCCAATAAAGCGCGCGAGGCACTGCTCGGTGTGAACGAGTCGCTGCGCCAGCAGATCGACGCCTTCGATGCCGCCGATGATTTCGTCCTCAACTATCGTCTCACGATGGGTGATCTCAGTGAGGAGGTGGCGCGCCTGGGGCCCGAGGGACAAAAGCTCGCCACCTCGATCATCGCGCAAGCGCAGGCGCTGGAAGTATTAAAGACACAAAAGGAGGCCGATGCCGAGGCCGAACGGCAACGGAAAAAAGAGATCGAGGAGGCCGAGCGTGCGCGCCAGGCGACCGAGCGCGAGGGCGAGACGCTCACCGCGCGCCTGCGCACCGCGCAGGAACAATACAACGTCGAGCTCGCGCGCTACAAGGAGTTGCTCGATGCCGGCGCGATCTCCGAGGAGACATTTGGTCGCGCGCAAGCCGATGCCGAAAAGCGACGCGAGGAATCCAAAAATAAACAAGATGACGCCAACGATGACATGACGAAACGCGCCGAACAGGCAGCGCGCAGCATCGAGAGCAGCTTTGCCGATTTTCTGTTCGATCCATTCGATAAGGGAATCGAAGGTATGTTGACCAGCTTCCTGACCATTCTCCGCCGCATGATCGCGGAGGCCGCGGCCGCGCAGATCATAAAGGCAGTTATGGGCGCCGGCGGCGGTGCATTCGCTGCTGGAGTATTCCACGAAGGCGGCATCGTAGGCGAAGGCGGACGCACGCGCAGCGTCTCGCCCGCCCTCTTCGTGAACGCGCCGCGTTTGCATTCGGGGCTGCGCGCCGACGAATTCCCCGCGATCCTGCAGCGCGGCGAAGAGGTGCTCGCGAAAGACGACGCGCGCAACAGCGCCAACGGCGAAGGCGCGGGCACGCGCATCATCAACGTCATCGATCCGAACCTGGTGCAGGATTATCTCTCGAGCGCCGCCGGCGAGCGCGTGCTCGTGAATGTCATCCAGCGCAACGGCGGCGCGATCAAGCAGATGCTCGCATGACGGCCGTTTTCGCCTTCCGCCCGAACTGGCGCCGCAGCGTGATCGAGCGCCTGGAGTGGCTCACGGATGTCATCGAGAGCCAGAATGCGACCGAGGAGCGCAGCCGCCTGCGCACGCATCCGCGCCGTACGCTGGAATACGAGATCCTCACCGCCGACGGGGCCGCGCGCGCGCTCGATGCGCTCCTCTGGCGCCACCAGGCGAAACAAGTCGTGCTGCCGATCTGGACGGATGCGCAGGTGCTCACCATTACGCTCGCCGCCGACAGTATCACCATCCCCGCCCAAACGGCGGGTTTCGATTTCATCAATGGCGGGCGCGCGGTCCTGTTGCGCGATCACGAGACATTCGAAGAGGTCACTATTGCCACCGTCGAGGCCAACCAGATCACGCTGAGCGCTCCCACCACGAGCGCGTGGCCGGCCGGCACGCGCCTCTATCCCGCGCGGCTCGCACGCCTGCCGGAGGATCTCCCGCTCAAGCGCGAGACCGCGGGCCTTGCGACCGGTGTATTGCGTTTCGAGCTCGACAACACGGACGCGGCTTCGCAGCCCGACACCGATCTCTATCAGGGCATCGAGGTGAGCACGCGCCGGCCGAATTGGATCGGCGGCATAAATTACAGCTACCGCCGCAAGATCGAACGCCACGATTACCTGCTCGGCGTGGTGGAGGTCGACGACATCTCCGGCCTGCCGGCGCCGATACGCACGCACCGTTTTTTGCTCGAAGAGCGCGCGGCGATCGGCGCTTTCCGCGGCTGGTTGCATGCGCGCGCCGGCCGCGCGCAGGCCTTCTGGCAGCCGCAATGGCAGCTCGATCTCGAACAGAGCGCGCCGATCGGCGAGACACAGCTCGAGCTGCGCGTGCGCGCGCTCGACTACGCGGCCGCCTATGCCTTCGACCCGAACCGCCGCGACATCGCCATCTTGCATCGCGCCAGCGGCAACTGGTATTTCCGGCGCATCGAGGCCGTGGCGCCAGGCGGGCCTGATGAGGAGATCCTCACGCTCGACGCATCGCTGGGCATCGCGGCCGCGCCGGGTGAGTTATTCCTCGCCTGGCTGGTGCTCTCGCGCCTCGATGCCGATGCCGTGGAGATCGGCTGGCAGAGCGCCGGCAATGCGGTGAGCGATCTCACGCTGCGCGGGGTGCGCCAATGATCCAAGTCCGTGTTCGGGTTTCCCGGGAAACCGCCGCCGAGTTATTCCCATGAGCAGCATCGAGCTATACCGGTTCGTCGAAGGGCCATTGGTATTCACGCAGACCAGCGTCGGTGCGCCGGTGTCATACAACGGCGAAACGTACGATCCGCAACCGCTCGCCCGGTCGCAGGTTGAATCCAAGAACGAGATGTCCCGGGCCAGCATCGATATCAGGACCAGCCTGAATAACCCACTGGCGCTGCGCTATCTTTCCCAGCCCGTGGACCGCGTTGTCACGCTCGCCATCTTCAAGCAGGTCGACGGAGTCACTAATATCTTTTGGCGTGGCCGCCTGGGCGCCGTGAAGGCGACGGACAGGGAAGTCGCCCTCACGTTCGAATCGGTGTTCACGTCCTTGCGCCGCCCCGGCCTGCGCGCCCGCTATCAGCGGGGTTGCCGCTATGCCCTCTACGGGCACGGATGCGCGCTGGACCCGGAGAACTTTCGGATGTCCGTGTTGATGACCGGCTTTAGCGGCACGACGCTGTTCGTGTCGGACACCAGCGCCGAGCCCAACAACCGGTTCCAGGGCGGGATGGTCCGTAGCCCCGAAGGCACGCTGCGATACGTGATGAGCAGCGTGGTCAATCAAGTGACATTGGCGCGAAGTTTTGATTCGTTGATCACGACGTTTCTGAACAGAGGCTATGGGCAGAGCTATGGCAATTCCTATGGCGGCTACGTGGAATTGGGTCTGTACCCTGGCTGTGCGCACGATATGACGGCGTGTCAATCATTCAACAATCTGGATAACTACGGCGGCTTCCCCTGGATTCCGCTAAAGAATCCATTCGGCGGCAGTTCGATAGCCTGAAGGAGGCTGATCATGTGGTGGCATGTGGTGTTGTTCGTGGTGTCATTGGTGGTGTCTTACGCCATGATCCCGAAACCGGAAACCCAACCGCCCGCTGGGCTTGGTGATATTCAAGTTCCAACCGCGGAAGAGGGTCGGGAAATTCCCGTGCTGTTCGGTACACGTTTCGTAAACAGCCCTAATGTCGTCTATTACGGAAACCTCAGTTCTGTTGCGGTGAAAGCAAGCGGCGGCAAAAAATGAATGATCCCGTGATCCGTATGTCGGATTTGCGCGCGGGTCGTATGTGCAGCCGCGGGGCGCGGGCGTTTGCCGAACGCCATAATTTGGATTGGCAAGACTTCCTGCGCAATGGTATTCCCGCGAGCAAGCTCGAGGCGACGGGCGATGCGATGATAATAAAAATCGTGGAGGCTATCCGTGGGCGGCAGCAGCAGTAAAAAACAAACTGTCGGCTACAAATATTTTCTGAGCGTGCATGCGATCCTGACGCATGGCCCGGTGGATCGCATATTGCGTCTGCAATTCGACAAAAAGGACGCCTGGGTCGGGGATTCCACTGGCGGTCAGCTGAACGTCTATGCGCCTGAACTGTTTGGCGGAGATAAAAAGGAAGGTGGTGTATCGGGCCAGATCACGTTTGCGCCCGGCGCGCCGGATCAAATGCCCAATGCCCATCTCCAGAGTATTATTGGCGCCTCATTGCCTGCATTCCGGGGCGTTGCGGGTTTGGTTTTTGGTCCCCTTGTCTCCGGGCTGAGTTCTGCTGGTTTCTATTTTGGCATGAACCCATACCTGAAACCGTGGTCGGTGCGGCTTCAGCGCATTCACAAAACCACCGACGGGGCAACGCAATGGAATGATGCCGTGGCCGAGATTCCCGCGGCCGTGGATCGACAGCCCGTGGGGGGTCCGGTCTGGCGGCCTCGCAATACGGGCTATTTTGTTGTCGGCGCCTCGCAGGAGATCGACGGCGTTTACCGCAATCCCACGGACCAGAGCTGGCTGGATGGCTACATCGACAGCTTGCGCATCACCAAGGGCGTCGCGCGCTACACGACCAAAACATTTACACCGCCGAACGCACCATTCAACCAAGTCGACGATCCGTACTGGAACGAAACCCTCGCCGCGGTGTTGTATCACAATGGAGTGGCCATCGATTTAAAGGGCAATCCCGTTTCCGCCCTCATCTCCACGGACACCTCCAAATTCGGGACCACCTCCGCCAAATTCACCGACACGGTTGGCAGCTATGGAAGGATCGACGTCGGCGTCGGTAATGATGATCTCGGTGGTACTTTCACCATCGAAGCCTGGGTTTACATCAACGGGCCCAGCTCGGGCCCTTATGCCTCGCCCATTCTCAGTGCGGGCGCGATCAATGTCTCCGGTTATGACACCGATTTCTATGTCGGTATTGATAGGTTCCTGCACTTCATACAGACGGGAGAGGTGCCGAACACCAACCTAGCGGGCATGCTCAATAAGGTGTCCTACGGCCGATGGACGTTTGTCACTCTGACGCGTGACAACGTCTCGGGCCTGTATTACATGCATGCGGATGGTCGGCTGGTGACCGGCACGTCGACCGGGGCCAACATGAATCCGGTCCACATCATTCGCGAGTGTTTGACCGACCCCGACTGGGGCATGGGCTATCTCGCGTCGGATATCGATGATGCCTCTTTCCTCACCGCGGCCGATACGCTTGCCGATGAGTACATGGGCATGTCGTTACTGTGGGATCGGCAAATGGCCATCGAGGATTTCATCAAGATAGTTGTCCAGCATATCGATGCAGCTTTATTTGTCAGCCGCACGACTGGCAAATTCATACTGAAGCTAATTCGGAATGATTACATTCCGGATAGCCTGCTCGTGCTGGACGTGAACAATGCAAATGTGTCTGACTACAGCTATCGGGCATTTGGTGAGCTGGTCAATGCCGTCACGGTGAATTATTGGGATGACGATAACAACGCTCAAGGTAGTGTCACAGTGTCTGACCCGGCGTTGGTCCAGGATCTGGGAGCCATCGGGACCACCGTGCAATATCCGGGATTTACCAATAAGGACCTGGCCGCGCAGGTAGCCCTGCGCGACCTGGTCTCTTTGTCCAGCCCGCTGCGATCCGCCACGATCTACGCCGGTATTACCGCGGCCAATCTCAATATCGGCGATCCATTCAAATTGGATTGGCCCGATTTTTCCGATACCCCGATCATCATGCGCGTAATCGGACTTGCGCTGGGCGATGGAAAATCAAACCAGATCCGGATCACCGCGACCGAGGATCGTTTCGCTTTGCCCAGTTCGGGCGCGACCGCTCCTCCAGCGACCCAATGGACCGATCCCGTGGTGGCGCCCATACCCGCGACGGTGCGCGTGGTAATGGAAACTCCCTATTACGAGCTGGTCCAGCGCCAGGGGCAGACCATTATCGAGAACATTCTCGGCACGTCGCCCGAATCGGGTTATTTGATGGTCACCGCGCAGCGGCCCGAGGCGGCAATCAGGGCTGATATCCGTGTCGATGACGGCGGTGGATACGATGATCAGGGTATGTGCGATTTCAGTCCCGCAGCGACCCTGGTGAATTCCATTGGATACATGGATACGGTGCTCGACGTCGTCGCCGGGCCGGACTTTAATTCGGTGGAAGACGGTACCTATGCATTGATGGGTAATGAACTCATCAAGATCGTCAGCGTCACGGATACCACTGTGATCGTGGGCCGGGGCGTGTTGGATACCGTGCCCGGCGCACACGCGGCGGGAACGGCGATTATCTTTGTGGATGTCTATGCGGAAGTGGTGAATAAGGAATATGTATTGAGCGAAACGATTAACGTCAAGCTTCTTCCAACCACGGGCGCGGGCACGCTCGATATTGCTGATGCGACTGCGGATGCGCTCATGTTTGCGCAGCGCGCGTTCAGACCCTACGCGCCAGGAAATCTGAAAATCAACGGGAGTTATTTTCCGCTAGCCATCCTGGGCGCAGCGAGCTTCACCTGGTCGCACCGCGACCGAAAGCAACAGACATCGGGCGACCTGGTCGTGTTCACGGATGGCAACGTTGGCCCGGAGGCGGGCACCACCTACACGTTGGAGATCTACGGCGAGACGGATGCCCTGCTGCGCACCGCGACCGGGCTCACGGGCACCAGTTACGATTATGCAGAAGCCGATGAAAAATCGGACAGCAATCTCACAGCGGGTGACGCCCCTCCGCCACCGGCGACTGCTATCCGTTCCGCCATGGGGGCAACTCTCACGGGCACTCAGAAATGGTATTTTAGTGTGCGGGGAGATAACGGCAGAATATATGGCGTGCCGCTTGAGGCCACGGACATCCTGATCATTGATCCCGAAGCGGGGACCGCTACCCGCTCCACCATGGGCGCGACCCTCACGGGCACGCTTAAATGGATTGGTGGGGCGAAGGCCGCAAACGGAAAAATTTATTGCGTGCCTTACAATGCCCCGGACATCTTGATTATTGATCCTGGCACGGGAACAGCCAGCCGCTCCACCATGGGACTACCTTCCATGACGGACTTAGGCAAATGGGTTGGTGCCGTGTTGGGTAGTGATGGAAAAATTTATGGAGTGCCTGATGATTCTCCTGACATCCTGATCATTGATCCCGTTGCGGGGACCGCCATCCGCTCCACCATGGGGGCAACCTTGACGGGTACTCAAAAATGGCGCACCGGGGTGGCGGGCTTGGATGGCAAAATCTACTGCCCACCTTATAACGCCACGGACATCCTGATCATTGATCCCGTTGCGGGGACCGCCATCCGCTCCACCATGGGGGCAACCCTCACGGGTACTCAAAAATGGAACGGTTCTGTAGGCGCAAATAATCGCATCTATGCGGTGCCCTATGATGCCACGGACATCCTGATCATTGACCCCGTTGCGGGGACCGCCATCCGCTCCGCCATGGGGGCAACCCTCACGGGATCAGCCAAGTGGTTGGGAGGGGCATTGGCCAACGGTCGCATATATTGCATCCCTGTAGGGGCGACCGATCTTTTGATCATTGATCCGGTAATGGGGACAGCATCCCGTGATGCGATGGGCCTCACTCTTAGCGATACCAACAAATTCACCGGGGCAACGGTGAGTATGAACGGGGTCCTTTATGGCAACCCGTATTCGTCTGAGACGGTGCTTGTGATCGAGCCCCGCCCTTTTGAATATGACCTTCTGGTGAATGAGGATTCACCCTCTGTGTTCTACAAATTCTGGGAGGTGTCCGGCACCACGGCCTATGACCAGAGCGGCAACGCGCGCAACGGTACGTATGTCAACGGTCCACTTTTACAACAACCCGGGATTTTCTCCTTTGACAAGGGAGTTCATTACGACGGTATCAATGACCGCGTTACCGTCCCCGCCCTTACTTCACTGGTTGCTAGTGGATTCACGGTCGAGGTAATTGGTGTGCTGGACGACACCACCGTGGGCCGCTTTTTTGAGCTCACCGGCCAGGCTCCTTACTGTGTTTTGATACCCAACTACATAGCGGGTGGGTTCCACGTCCAGGTTGGCAGCGTGGGGGGCATTAACGTCTCCGGCGTGGATTGCACTCAACCCCATGTTTTTACGCTGGTGCAAGAAACTACCGGGGCCTGGGAAATTTACGTGGATGGAGTCCAAAAAGGTTCTGGCACAAGCAATGGGATTCAATTGACCCCTGCCAATAACTATATCGGTGTTGCGGTAGACGGAGCTACCCAGCCACTCAAGGGCACCACCGTTCGATTTGCTTGGCACGCGGCACCGCTTACCCCTGCCCGAATTGCCCTGCGAGCGGCGGCAGCTCGCCAAATGCTGCTCCGTCTCAACAACAGCTTGCACATCCGGCTGAGTGCTCAGCGGGATGCCCTAGATAGTTTTCAGTCGCATGACTACACGTTCGATCGAGCCGGCTACGGCTTCAACTATGGAAAATACTACGGAGGTGTGTAATGGCAGCTGTTCAAGAACCTAACCTGGGGCTGTACTACTCATGGGCGCTGGGCGAGGTCGGTTGGAATACCGGCATGGATACCAACCTCAAGATGCTGGGCGTGTTAGTACGACTGGCCATTCTCTCCGCGACCCTATCCGCTCCCCCGGGATCTCCGACAGCGGGGGACCGCTACATTGTCGGCCCCGCCGCGACAGGAGCCTGGGCGACGAAAGAAAAGCAAATTGCGTTGTGGGATGGAACAGCGTGGGTATTTTATGTGCCCAAGAAAGGCTGGGAAGTTCGTGCGATGGATACCGGCCAGCTGTATATCCACAACGGGACCACTTGGGATGCCGAGCTGAAATTGTATTCGGTCTTATCAGCGACCATCGCGGCCCCGCCAGGCTCCCCGGCGAATGGAGATCGCTACGTTGTAGCGGCCACCGCCTCGGGGGCTTGGACGGGCATGGAGGGTAAAATTGCCCAGTGGAACGCGGCAATTGCGGCGTGGACATTTACCACGCCGGGCAACGGCTGGGAGGTCCGAGCCTATGATTCCAAGCAACGCTACACGTATGTCAGCACAGCCTGGGCGTTGGAGGGCATGCTGTATGGCCGTTATGCGAATGATGCGGCCGCAGCGACAGGCGGGGTGCCGGTGGACGGAATATATACCAATTCCACAACTGGGGCGTTGACTGTTCGTCTCGTATAAGTGAGGAGAATCATGATCACTGAATTCGCCCTGCGCACCGTTCTACGCCACGCCCCGCCGCCCTGGCTCGCCGCGCTCCTCGAGGAGTTGCCGCATTGGGGTCTCGACACCGATAACGAGATCGCATCATTCATCGCGCAGGTCGCGCACGAGTCGATGGAGTTCACGCGCTTCACCGAGAATCTCAGTTACTCGGCCGAGCGCCTGCAAGAGGTGTGGCGGCGCCGGTTCCCGACGATCGAGGTGGCGCGGCGCTACGAGCGCAACCCGATGGCGCTCGCGAACTTCGTCTACGCCAACCGGCTCGGCAACGGCAGCCCGGAGAGCGGTGACGGCTGGCGCTTCCGCGGCCGCGGGCCGATTCAGATCACCGGCCGGCGCAATTACCAAGCCTGCGCGAAAGGCATCAACGCGCCACTCCTCGAGCAGCCCGAGCTCCTGCTCACGCCGGCGATCGGCATCCGCAGTGCGTGCTGGTATTGGGCGAGCCGCGGGCTGGATCGCCTCGATGATGACGACGACGTGCTGGCCGAGACGCGCGCGGTGAACGGCGGCACGCATGGCCTGGCGCAGCGACAGGCATATTTCGATAACGTAATGCGCGCGATCGCGGGAGGCAACTGATGGGCGTGGGGATGCCGGCAGCATTATTGCTCAACGAATTTGGTTCGAAGGTGTGGGATGCATTCGGTGAGCCGCCATATCACGTGGGTTCATCGCTCGAGAAAAAGACCGAGTGGCGCGATGTGGATGTGCGCCTGATTCTCGATGATGCTACCTATGCGGCGATGGGCCTCGGCGATCCTGACCAGCCCCATGACAATGGCAAATGGGTGGCTTTGTGTCTGGCGTTTTCGGTGCTCGGCCGCGAGATGACCGGTCTGCCGATCGATTTCCAGATTCAGCAGATGAGTCATGCGAATAAAAAATACAATGGCAGCCGATCCATGATCGGCTGGGTGCCGCTGCGGATCGTGGAAACAATCACGGGGGAAGATACATGATCGACACCCTGACCGCTCTCGCCGCGCAGCACCTGGCGCTGATGTTCTACCTCGCCGGCATCCTGGGCATGCTCGCGCATTACACGAAGAGGTGGGCGCGCGGCCAGTACGCCGGCAACCTCTGGGCGTATCTCTTCGCCGACCACCCGCGCGCGAGCCTCGCGGCCGTCATCACCTACACCGGTGCCGCGGCGACGGTGCTCGCCACCGGCAGCATCGACGGCATGAAGCTCGCCCAGATTGCCGCGCTCGGCTTCACCACCGGCTACGCGATCGACAGCGCGGTGAACCGCGCATGACCACCTGGCGCGCCCTCCTCATTGGCCTCGCGCTCGGCATCCTCGCCGTGCTCGCGCTGCAGGCCTGGCAGGATCACCAACCCTTAACGCCGGCGACACCCGCCCCCCTCGCCCGCGAGCTGCGCGGCGAGATCACCAGCGTGGCTCAGTGCAAGCCAGTGGTGATCTACCGCGACCAGGTCAAGCAGGAGCTCGGCCTGCCGGCGGACGTGCGGGCCAATGCCGCGCGCCAAGTGGTGGCCGCGACCAAGGTGCCGGCGAGCGATCGCCCGCACACCGTTTCGGCGGTGGCGGATCTCGACACCGGCAAGGTGGATTTGTATCTGCGCCCCGATCCCCTCCCCTGGCTCGCCCTCGAGCGCCGGACGTCGTTCGGCCTGGTGTACGGCATCGACGACGCCGGCCGCATCCTGCTGCGCGGCAGCGCCCAGCTCGAGCTCCTGCAGCTGCGCCACGCCCACCTCGGCGCCGCCGTACACGTGGACACCACCGGGCGAGCGCTGGCCGGCGTGGCGCTCACATTTCGCTGAGCTATCGCAGCTCATCCACGATCCTCTCTGCCTGCGCATCCGACAGCGACAGTGCCGGCACGCCATTGCGATAGAGCACCATCTCGATCGCGATGCGCATCATGTAGTCCCGCACCGGATCGGGTATCGACCGCGCGCCGCTGATCCACTCGTAGAGGCGGTTGCTCTGGTATCGCGTGCCGAGCACGCGATTGAGGTCGCGCAGGGCATCGGCCTTGGTGCGGCCGGGGATGAGCTCGGTGTCGAGCCAGGATTGCACGAGGGTCATACGATGCCCAGGCGGGCCACGAGATCCGCACAGATGCGACGCTGCACCGCCGCTACCGCCAGCGACGCCCGCGCGCGCGCGGTGGCAACAGGCGCGAACGCCCACATGCCATCGGGATTATCGAGCTGGAGATAGTAGCCGATCGTGATCGTCTCCGGGTCCTTGGGCGGCTGCTCGCCAGCGGCGCGCGCCTGGTCGCGCTCCGCGGCCAGTACCGGGGCGAGTGCCGCACGCCCCTCCTCGGTGGCGAGCGGGAATCGCCAGATCAGGCGATCGCCGATGTCACGCGCCGACTTCGCGGGGCGGACCTGGAATTGTTGACGGGTTGGATCCATCGGGTCTATCCTCGTTGCTGTTGTATTCCGGGCATCTGCCCGGCCTCATCGAAGTATCGAAGTCGGTACAAGCACCAGACTTCAACTGTGCACCATTCCGGCGGGGAGCAATCCCCGCCGGCCTCATTGAAACCCCTCCTATTCTACGAGCACATGATGATGTGGCGGCCGCGCGCATACGCGGTAGCCGGGCACGTAGCCGGCTTCATACCACACCAGCGGCGCGCCGCATACCGGGCACGGCGAGAAATCAGCCTGCTCCCACAGGGTGCCGATCTCGCCTGGGTATTCCGGTTCAATATCCATCCGCAGCGCGAGATGATCAGTGCCGACGATGCGCACCGCCACGACACCCTCTGGCACTGTATTGCCCAGCGCCACCGTGTAGATCTGATGCCCGCCATCCGCCGGCTCCGGCGTGATGCTGGCGCCGGCGCGCTGCAAGGCTTCGCGCGCTGGAATAGTCAGGCGCACGCGTTCATGCGGTCCCTGCTCGACGCTGGCGTGCTCGGGGAATAGGCCATCTCGTCTTTGATACGTGAGTTCCATGTGATTCTCCTGCTGCGGTCCGCCGCAGCTATCGGGTGTAGCGAGTGCCCACCAGTGAGCCGGCTCTGACCCGGCTCTAGCTGGGCACTCAATAATCGTGCTGGCAGGATGCGCAATCAGATGGCCGGGGGCGCCCCTCGATGCTACCGCACGAGCAACCGGTCCAATTCGTGCGCGCCATGCGGGCATCCCGGCGGGTCCCGATCGAGCTGTACGAGCCCGTGCGCGCCCCTTTCTCGATGGCGCAGAGCGCCACCCCATTGCCGCGCCAGAGCACACGAGCAATGATCTCCGTCTTGGTCTCGCCGGATTTTTTTGCAACGACCACGGACTGGCCGTCGCTGACAGACTCGGTGGGTACGCGCACACCCCAGTCGCCGTTCTTGAGCTTGGTGTAGGTTGCTTGCATGTGGATCTCCTCAGCATTCTGCTTAGGTCCGCCTGATCCCCGGCGGCGGGTGGTAGCTCATCTACCCATGAGCTAAATGATAGTCCCGCATGTGGGACTACGCAAGAGGGGAAGGGGATCAGCCGACGAACGGTATGTTTCCCGGGAAACCGGAGGGATCAGGCGACCCGGTAAGCCTTGAATTTACGGGGATTCTTACTGCCAAACTCTTCCCCCGCTACCATATTTAGAATCAGGCCGCCGAACCCGGCGACCTGAGCCCACACCGCCCCGCTCTCATCCTGAGTCAATTCAATCTCGCCGAGCAGCTCGCCCAGCGCCTCACGGGCTGCCGCGGGCTCGGTCGCCATCAGTGCGGGCAGATCGGACACGCGTGCTTGGTAGTGCTCGATGAGCCGCGGGATCATGTTCGGCGGCGCTGGTGCCGGCAGCTCGACGAGGTCCGCCTGCAGTGCCCGGCGCTCGGCTTCGGCTTTTTTCAGCCGTTCTGCCACCGCCTGCGACCAGCCCGCGGCCGCCACTGCGTCGACGAGTCGGGCGATCTCGCGATCGACCGTGGCCAGCCTGGTGCGGGCAGCGCGGCCGGCCGTCTCGTGCTCGCGGTGCATCGTGCGCTGCAGCGTGGCCACCTCCTGGCGTAGCACTGTGATCGCCTCATCGTCCAATAGTTCACTCCGCGCGATCCCCAATACCGCCGCCTCGAGCTCGGCGCGTTTCACCCGCACACCGGCGCACACTGTCGGCCCGCGGTCCTTGTGCGCGGTGCAGCCATACGCGCCCGCGGTCACCGCCGTTACTGATCCGCCGCAGTGGCCGCATTTCAGGAGGCCGGAGAGCGGCGCGCGTTTCGGTTTTCCGGGCTTCGTTCGCTTGGGTCCGTTGATGCGTTCCGCGCATGCGGTCCACAGCTCCTCAGACACTATGCGCAGCGCCGGAGTTTCCCGCGTCTGCCACTGATCGCGCGAGCGCTCGAGGCGCCGGCGCCGGCCTGTGTCTGGATCTTTCACCCACTGCGAGCGATTCCATATATACATGCCGCGATACAGCTCATTGCGCAGCACGCCCGTGCCGTATTTCGGCTGGCCGTAGAGCGCGCTGATGGCCCAGGAGCTGCCGCGCGGTGAGGGCACGCCGAGCCGGTTGAGCTCGTAAACGATGCGCCGCGGCGCCCAGCCTTCGGCGTAGTGCTCGAAGCACCAGCGCACCCACTTGGCCTGCTCCTCGTGCACCTCAAGATAGTGGCCGATCGGCTCGCCCTTGGCGTCGAGGCCGGCGACGCGCGTGCGGTAGCCATAGCTTAAACCCCCGGCATGGTAGCCGCGCTCGGTCTGCCCGGTGAGGCCTCGGTGCACCTTCTTGCCGAGGTCGCGCAGGTACTGCTGATTGACGCCGCCGATGATGACGCGCTGCAGCTCACGGCCTTCGCGCTCCGAATCGTAGCCGTCGCTGATCCCGATGATGCGCACCCCGAGCCGCTCCATCTCGCGGATGGTGCGCTCCTGGTCGACGATATCGCGCCAGCACCGGTCGAGCGACTCGATGAGTAGCACGTCGACGCGCCCAGCGCGGATCGCCTCCATGAGCGCGCGGCCGCCGGGGCGCAGCAACGTGGGCGTGCCGGCGGAAACCTCGCTATCGGAGAAGCGCAGCGCCGGCAGCCAATCTTCACGCTGCATGCGCACGTCGGCCAGGTGGAACTGGTCGGCGATCGAGGTCTCGCGTTGGTTTTCGCTTGAGTAGCGGGCGTAAATAGCCGTCCTCATATCAATCTTGTGGCCTCGTCGCGTCTTGGGCGGCCATCAGCCAATCCCGATAACCGGGATCAATATTCACCACCTCGAACGCGCCGTGCGCATCCTCGTGCGACAGCGCCAGACCGTGCATTTCGCAGACAGCCCACACCTCAGCGAGGAACACATCGATCTTCTCGTTCTCGATCTTCTTACCGGCGGCCATATTCCAGCGTTGCATATCATTCCTCCATGTGAGGCGGTGGGCGAACAGACTACCCCGAAGCGGGCCGGTCAGGGAAGCCGAGCCCGTAGTTGTCCTGCCCAGGCTGCGGCACGCTCAAGGCGCGTGCGTCGACGCACCCGCTCTTGCCGGTGAGCCACGCCACCGCGCGCCCGTGCAGCTCGCCCACGGCCCGCACCGTGTAGAGGTTGCCGTCGTGCTTGCCGCCGATGATGGGGTGATAGCGTACTGTCATTCCTTCTTTAATCGTCACCATTTGATGATCTCCATCTCTCTTGAAAACGGCAACCCGTAGTGATCGATGAAGAACGCCACGAAGGCGCTCACGGTTTCAAAGCCGTCGGCTTTCGCCAAGGCCTGGGCTTGCAACGGGGGGAGCGGTTCGCCATTGACGCGGATCACGATCCGCCCGGGCTCGTCATCGAGGTCGAACGGCTCCACGGCGGTGCACACCGCGTCGCGCAGCTTGCGCGCTTTGCGGGTGCGCATGCCGGTGTAATGCTGCAGCGCATCGCCCGGGCGCGTGGGGCGCTTGCGCCGTGGGCGGATGGTCTGCCGTTTTTCACCGCGCTCGACGAGATCGGCGAATTGGGCTTTGAAGTTATAGGCGACCACGTTTTTTTACGCCGCCTTGCGCGTGGCTGCGAGCATCCGCAGTGCCCACTTCGGGAAGCGCCGGCCCAGGCGGCGCGAGTTCGGCCGGCCGGCCTGGCGGTAGTGGCCGTTGTGCAGCAGCATCCGCCCCGGCTTGAGCCCCACTGTGATCTCCTGATCGCGCTGCCCGGCGGTCAGCGGTCGAAAGAGTTTGCCGCGCGATCGCGCGACCTGGGCGGCGAAGTCCCACGCCCTGCGCGCGATGGCCTTCTTTCTCTGCTTGTAAGCTGTGCTCATGGTGCTCCTCCCATTTGTTGGGTTGTCGTATCGGGCGCTCGGCCCACTCTTTCCATCGCCATACCAGCCAGACGATCAGCATCGCGGCCATGAAGCCGCTGCTGAATCCGGCCTGGAAGGCGTCGACTTCGGTCATGCGTGGCCGGCTTTCTCGTGCTCAGGGGCCGCCTCAACTTCGCCGATGATGGGCCTGGTGCCGGTGGTTGCCTGCACGAACGCCGCGAAGCCATCGCCGACGACCTCGCGCCACCGCTGAAATATCTCCCGGTCCGCTTCACAGAGTTTTTTGCTGATCGAGGCCATAAAGATGGCATCGTCCATCGTGTCGTTGTCCGCGAAATAGGCGTTGATGACGCCGCCCTCCTCGCGGAACGCTAGACGGAACGGCGCTCGAATGAGTTTCTTGTCCATCATCTGCCTCCTTTGCTTGGCGGTAGGTGCAGCAGCGCGCGCAGGGCCATGGCACCGGTCTGTGCCAATTCGAGCCGCAGGTGCTCGATGCTGCCGCCGGCGTAGTGGTGATCGATCGCAGCTTTCATCGCCTCGCCGGCCTCTTCGGCCAGGATGGCGACGGCGTGGATCTGGTCATCGGGCCAGCCGGGGTGCTTCTCCTCGGCCTTGCGCAGCTCGGCGAAGACCAGGCTTACCGCATCATCGCCGCGTTCGGCGAGCGACTCGCTGTCGGTCTGCGCATCGCGCGGGCTCTTAGCGTCGGCTGCCTCTTCTTCCGGCGTGATAACGGCGGCGTAGACGCGCACCGGGAAGGTGCCCTCGTCGCGGGCGCGCATGAACTCGTGACCGCAGGTGCAAATGCGGCCTTTGATGTCGAGGCAGATTACTTGCTGATCGGTCACGCCGACCTTCGCGAACTTGCACGACGCGGTGTCGCCCCAGTTGCCGAACGTCGAAAACTCAAACAGCTTTTTTCCGACGGTGACTTGCAGTGTCGGCATGGTTCCTCCCTTTCGGTTTGTGGTTGGGGCGCGCGCGCACGATCGCCGGCACTGGCTCGACGGCCGCCGGGTCAGCCGGCAGGCGGCCGGCGTAGAAATCCTCGACGATCTGGCGGGCGATGAGCCGGATGAGTGGGCGCGCGCGTGGGTTCATGGTGTCGGCTTCCCGTAGTACGTCTGCAGGCGGATACAGGCGAGCGCGAAGCCCTTCGGGTCGTCGACGTGGCGACGCAGCCGCCGATACAGCAGGCGCGCACCGAGCGCGATCTGCTGCGCCTCGGTCATCTTGCCGAGGCACGCCAGCGCGGCGCGATCGCTTGGCCGCAGCTCGGTCATTGCAACGCCTTGAACCGGCTGGTGATGGCCGGCAGCATGAGCCGCTCGAGCGGGAAGCCGTCGTGCGCGAAGAGTGCCATGGTCTTCGCGAATACGGCCGCGCGGAAGTCGGGCGGCATATCGGCCCAGTGCACGCAATGGATCGCGTGCAGGGCGTCGTAGTCTTTGCGCGGCGGGATCGCGCCGGTGATCTTGAGACAGTTGTCGACGGTGCAGATATCGAAGTGAGTGCCCGTGAACATCTTCTTGAGTGCCACCATCACGGCCTGCTGCTCGAAGTCGCTAACCATGCCCGGCCTCCTTCTTCGCGTCGTCGTATTTCTGGATGCCCCACGCCAGCGCGTAGCAGCACCACATAAACCGATGCGTGTATTCGGTGAGGTCGATTTCCTGGAAATCTTGGAACACGTCCTCGCCGTTGTGCTCGAAGAGGCGGACAGCGCGCCGGGCTTCGTGCTCGCCCTCGTCGGCGCAGGATAGAATTTCATCCTCGACCGCTTCCCGCAGTTCCGGCGATGCGCCCATGTCGTCGATCCATTCCGTGATGCGCGCGCGGAACTTTTCAGCACGGTATTCCTTGATCCCGTCGTGGCAATCCGCGCCTTCTACCTTCTCGGCCCAGTAGCCTGGATTGATTCGCAGCTCATGCCCTTTTTGGAATTGGCAGCGGCCGGCGCGAAAAAACTGGAACATATCCTCAAGCCGCCGGAAAACGTAGGTGCCCATGTCGCCGGTGTAGCAGAGGCACCATGGCCAGGTGATCATGTCGAAGTGCATATCCGACGTGCTGGGCCGCTTAAACCGGATGTGCCGATAGACGCCGTCATCGCGCAGTATCTGCACCTGGTGCTCGGCCACGTCGCGCAGGAACGACTCTTCGTTGGTGACGTAAGTCATGCGTTGCCCTCCTCCGCTTCTTGTTTGCTCATCGCCGCCTGCGCGAGCTCGGCCAAGCGGCGCTGGCTCGATAGCACGCACGGCTCGCACACGGTGAGCACCACGGGCGGCATCAGGGGCTTCGCCATGTCTTCGTCAGGGCCCATGTGATAGGCGAGCGTGGCGTTGCCGTTGAACATCATCGCCCTGCCCTGCTGGCGCTCGAGGGCGCGCAGATCCACGCCGAAGCGCTCGACGGTGACGCGCCAGAAAAGCGGGATGCCGCTGGCGAGGATCCTATTGCCGCACAGCGCGCAGGTGGCGTGCTTTCGCAGTTCCATTTCTTTCATCTACTTGTCCTCACCTCAGTGTGTCGCAGCGGCCGCACTGATCGCGCAGCTTCATGCCCTGAACTAATAACTTTCTCCCGGGGCCAGCCTTTCGCGATTCCCATTTGTGGTAACCGAGCACGCAAAGAATGCGCTGCCACAAGGGCATGCGTTTCGGGAACCGCGGCATGGTGTCGTTCAACGACTTGATATCTTGTCCGTCCATCGTTATTTCTCCTTATTCTTGTTCTTCTTGCGCGCCGCCGGCTTCAAGTTCACCACCACCACGTTGTCGACCACCGCGAGCCCGGGGCGATCGCCGAAAGGCAGCTCGGGCTGCGATTCGATGTGGCAGGTGACGTTCTCCTGCAGCTTGCTCACCAGATAGTCGAGCAGCTCCTGCCTGGGTCCTTCGATGGAGATCTGCGCAGTGAGGTCGAGGCGGTGGCCCGAACGCGGCATGAAGTGGATTTTCTTCATGTCGCCGCGCGCCTCGTGCTTACCGATGTGCACGATGCGATTCGGCCATTCGCCATCGACCTCGACCTCCTTGATGGCGTATGACTTGAGCGACTCCGGGTCCGCGCCCGGCACGGTGGACCAGAACATGCCGGAGAGATCCTCGCCGGGTGAGGCGCCGAGCAGATCGTTTAGGATCATCGCCTGCGTTTCGCCGCTCACTTTGATGTCGATGGCCAATACGCGGTCATCCTCCTGGCCTTGCTTGCGCAGGTTCATGTGCTTGATCACGGCGTGGCTGCCGATGAATTTGAGATTGAGTGCCATTACATCCCCTCCGGTTGGATCGCTTCTGCCTCGAGGATCTCGAAGCGCCTATCCGGCGACACCGGCAGCATGTCCTGCGCTATGAAGATGAACACGCACGGGGCACGCACGCGGAACGGCGCCTTGAGCGGCTGGTGCACGAGCGGCTCCAGCTCGGTGATCAGCGCCTTGGCCCAATCCCAGGCCGCACGGCTGGCCGGCATCTCGTCCACGATCAGCGCATCCGGCTGGCTCGCGAGCGCGCGGCCAAGGCCGAATGGGTGGCGCAACTCTTGGTACGTGGTTTCAACGTATCGGCCATGCAGCGCGGCTGCCTTGCGTGCCGCCGTGCTTTTGCCGGTGCCTTGGGCGCCAACGATCACCATCGCTTTGAGTTCGATCGCCACGCTGGCTTACCGCTTCGGTGCCGCGCGATCGCAGCCGGGTGTTTTGCCGTTGTCGAGGGTGATCTCGTCGCCACCGATGGTCTCGAGGCGCTGCTCGTCGAACCACTGCGATTCGCGCATGGCGCCATCGCTGCCGACCGGGGGCGCCAGCAACACCTGGGCGCAACCGCTGATGTAATGCGCGTGGCCAGTTGCCACACCCGCGAAGCCGGTGACCTTGTCTTTGTATTTCCTGCCGAATTTAATCATGGGTTTTTGCCTCGTTGGGTTGTTGTGATGTTGTCTCTACGCGTTTATTGCTTACCGGAATGCTCGAGGTTCAGGATGATGCTCTTGGTCGCAATGGGCTGGTCGGAGATATGGAGGATCTGCCCGCCGCTGACGTAGTGCTGGTGATAGCGGCCCGCGGTGTCCCACCAATACAAGTACTCCACCGAGCTGCCGTAGGTGCCGTCGTCTTGCAGCACTTCCCCGGTGTACTTCGTATTTCCGCCGATACTTACAGGGATGCCGTTATGACCGCCGCCAACGTACTGACCATCCGCCGCCGCAACCGTTACAGGCGAAAGCCGCTTGCCGCTGCTCGTCACCTTGCCGCGCACCGTTGAGTACATGACAACCTGGCCCGAGTAGGCCGAGATCACATAGAGGTGCTTGATCGAGCCGGGCTTGTTGTCGGCGGCGAGTCGATCGCGGACGTTGCGCTGTTCGGTCGTGAGGCCGTCGGTGCCGGTCTGCACGGCCGCCGTCGCCTTCTTCACGCCGGAGTGCGATGTCGGTTGAGAGGCTGGCACGTCAAAGCACGCGGTAAGAAGCATGGCCAGGAATACAACAGTCAGCTTTTTCATTGATCAATTCTCCGTGTAGGGTTTGAATTCGCGCGGCAGAGGTTCGCTCGCGCCTTCGGGCAACATGCCCGCATTGGTGAAGCGCCAATTGAACTTGGCCATCTGCGCGTTGTACTCGGCAGCCAGGCCGTTGTAGCTGGCCTTCACGCCCGCCACCTCGGAGAGCCACTGGCCATACAGCTCTTTGTCGGTGCGATCCCATTTGCCGCGGGGCATGTGATCGAGGAGCGTTAAGCGATGCTCGTACACCCGAATATCGGCGCGCTTTTTGTCGAGCTGCGCGCCGGCATCCTTGAACCACTCGTATTTCTTGAGCAACGCGGACGCTGAAAACTCCTGCTTGGCCACCTTCGCCGCGTCGGTGAACCAACCCATCACCCAGCCGGTCGTGCCGATCAGGATGGACGCGGCCAGGATGAAGCCGAAGACGGCTAGGAACAGTTTTCCGGGTCCGTGCTTCGCTGCGCTTTCGTAGTGCTGCCAATTTTTCATTGCGTTTTTTTCTCCGATTAGTTGTCGAGCGCTGTTACATCCACACCTTGTTGCGTTGCACATCACCCGCGAACGGCACGTGGTGGAACGCCGGCGCCTGCGTGACCTTGCGCACCTCGTCAATGAGGCGCTGCACATCGGGGTCGATCTTCGGCGCGGCTGCGGGCGGTGGTGGGATCATGATGGCGGTCGGCTCCTCGCGTTCGAGCGTCTGCGCCATGGCATAGCCGAGCACGGCCACGAGCGTGAGCGCGGCGGCCTCGGCGACCACCGCCACGATGATGTTTTTGTTTTTCATGTGCTCCCTCCTTTGTTGTGGTTGGTCGCTTGGTGGCGCTGCGCTCGCTTCATGCGTCGCTCGCGTTCGCGTTTGCTCTGGTGTGGCTTTGCCCACGCGACCGAGCGTCGCTCGGTTATAGGCTGCGCGTTCGGTATGGGCACTATTGGCGAGACAGCGCCCGCGGCCAGACCTGCGGCAATGGCCATAAGCATCGATGCCCTCCTCACTTCGGGTCTCCCGCGCGCCGCTGCGCCTTCCGTTCCATTGCCTCCGCCTGGCAGGCGGCGATCTTGAGGCGCTCGGCGAGGCGGCGGGCTTCGTCGGGGCTGAGCGTGATGGCCTCGTGCACCGCGCTGCGGTCATCTTCGATCACCAAGAACATGCGCGGGCCGACGCAGTGGATGTGGTGCGGCAAGAAAGAAAACGTGCGCTTGCCCACATGCAGCGGCTCATGCCCGCGTCCGGTCGGCACCTCGACGCCCTCGGCCACGGTGCTCACGCCGCCTCCCGCCGCAGGCGCTCGGCGTGCCCGCGCAGCGTGATCGCGGTGAGCCATTGCCGATGCGCCCGGTCGCTTTGTCGGCGTGCTGCGCGCTTATTGCGTTGGTGCGCCTTGAGCAGGGCATCGGCCCGGCGGTGGAGCTGCCACACGCGCAGGCGGATGAAGAGATGTCGTAGGGTTTTCATGCGTGGCTTTCCTCCTCGGGTTTGCGGGCAGCCGTCGCTGGCGTGGCGCGACGGATAACGTCGTGATCACTCGCCTCGCAGAGACCCGGGTCGTTCGGCCCTTCCAGGCCGCGCCACGCGTCGCAGCGGAAGATGTTCTTCGCCGGCGTCGGGCCACGACCGGGTACGCGTTTGACGAACACCAGTACGCGATTGATGCCATCGAAGCGCACCTTGTCGCCGGGCTTGAGTGAGGTGGGTCTCATGCCGAGTCTCCCTCCTTGATCATGGCTTTCTTGATGGTGCCGATGTCGGCAGCGGCGTTGCGCCGGGCTTGCCGTTGCCGGCTTGCGCTAATCTCGATCTCGGCGGCCAACGCGTACATCAGCGGTATGCGCTCGGCCTTGCTGAGCGCATACCAATCGAGCAGCGAAGCGGTATCGGACACCTGCGCGTGTGCGCAGGCGGTCGCCCGCGCGGCCAAGTCGGCGCGTGCCCATAAGTAGGCGCACACGTCGTCGGCGCGGATGGATAGCGCGAGCACCGGATGCATGTCAGTGCCCCTCGCCACGGTAGGCGAGCAGCAGCGCGCGGCAGAAGTTGCCGCCGCGCTCGAGCACCCGGCGTGCCCTGGCCAGCGCGGGCGCGATTTCATCCGGTGCGTGCGTCTTGCGCAGTACGCCCTCGATCGCGCGCAAGTGCGATTGGGTGCGCTGCTCGCGGCGCAGGTAGAAGGCAAGCAGGCGCTGCGCGTTGGGGTCGTCGGCGGTGCGCAGCACGGCGAAACGCGCCTGCGTGAGGGCCTCAGTGAAGTCGCCGCGATCGCCAACGATGCGGTTGGCCTCGCTGATGCCGGCCTCAATGGCGGCCACCGGATAACCGTGGAACTCCGTCATCACCGCCTGCGTGACGCGATCACTCAGCGAGACGCGTGCGTGCCGGCGCGCCTGATACGGGCGAATATCCACGACGGCGCTCATGCGGCCACCTTTTTCTTTGTCTTGAGGTGATGGCTTATAGATGCGCCACAGAACGGGCAGAAGAGCACTACTAGTGGCCTTTTCCGGTAATTTCCGCTCCTCATGGCAACCAGGGACCGCGTCGGCTTGCCGGTTTTGATGTTGAAGAAGTGGTAAGCAACGAGGCCTTTGTGGCTGGTGCTTTCCTCCATGGCGTTCGCCAACAGCGTGCACGCCTGGATGTGGTCGTTCTTCACCGCGCATTTTGTTTTCTTCGCGCTCATGCGGTCACCGCCTTGCCCGCGCCTTTCTTCTTCGCCACTTTCTTCTCGGTGGGCTTCTTGAGCTCCTCGAGCGCGGCCTTCTCCAGGGCTTTGAGATCGATGCCGTGGCGGTGCGCGACCTTGGCCAGCGGGTTGTTGTGGTCGTGCAGCGCGGCCTCGATGATGAGCCCGTGTAGCTCGGCGGCGTTCGCGCCGTCGACGTGTTTATGAAACGCGCTGTGCCAGTTCCCGCCCTTCTTGATGTCCCAACCACGGCGCTCGGCGATCTCGTTCATGTTTTGCCAATCGAATACCGCGTTGGCGATCAGGCGCAGATCCTCGAGGCCGGGGTTACCGTTGGCCTGCGCGATGATCGTCTCGGTAGCGCGCACGGCGGCGATCTTCTCGGCGCGCTGGCGCAGCTTATGCGCCGCAGTCTTCGGGTCTACCTTCGCCTTCGGGCGCGTCGGCTTGTTGCCCGCCTCGTCTTTGCCGCTGGCCTTCGCCTCGGCCTGCTTCTTGTCGAAGCACGCGCGATCGAGGCAGAAGTGAGCCTCATTGCCATCCTCGCCGGCGATCGTCTTGCGCGAGGGACACTTCTCGCAGCCAGCGAGATCGAAGCGCGGCGCGTTGTTGCCGTAGCCCTCGTCGAGATCGGGGTGCACGCGGTCGAAAGCCTCGATCACCAGGTCGGGCATTTCGGCCACGGTCAGCGGGCCGTTATATTCATTCTGCAGCCACTCCTCGACCTTGATGCGCACGGCGTCGAGCGCCGCCGGCGAATCCTTCGCGGTGAGGATGTGCTTGCCGTGGGCGGCGGTGAGCTTCCCAGTCTTGATGAGCTCCTGCGCCCACTCGGGCAGCTCCACCAGGCGGATGAGGTTCGATGCATACGAGCGGCTCATGGTGATGCCGCGCTTGGCGAGCAGCTCGGGGATGTCCTTGACCTGGATGCCGTGCGCCTCGACCAGCTGGCGCAGGAAGCGCGCCCAATCGAGCGGGCCGAGTTTCTCGGCGTGGTGGTTGTCGGCCACCTGGTCGAGTTTCCAGTTGATGGTGTCCTCGCCCTCCGCGCCGCGCGCCGTGGCGAGGATGCACGGCACGTCTGCCAGGCCTGCGATCTTCGCCGCGCGCCACCGGCGCTCGCCGTCTTTGATCGTCCAGTCGCTGCGCACGACGATGGGCAGCTCGATATCGCGTTCCTGGATGTCATCGGCGAGCTCGATCAGCGTGGCCTGATTGAATTCGGTCCGCGGCTGGTGGGGATCCGGTTGCAGCATCTCCACCGGGACGCGGACGATCTGACCTGGCACGAGCACCGGGGCCTCGAGGGTTTTGGTCTCGGCCATTACACGCCCTCCTCGAGAATGGCGCGCTGCATGGCGAGGCCCGCGGCGAAGAAGAAGAGCTCGGCGGTGTCGGGATCGTCGATGATGTGTTCGGCACAGGTGTATGCGCCGTGGCACCACGACTTGACCTTGAGCCAGCCGTCGTGCAGCTCCTCACGCTCGGCGCCGCACGCCTCAAACCCGTGCCGCGCCCCCCACCAGCGCACCAGCACCTTCTCGGCCGGGGTGAGTTTGGCGCTCGCCGGGTGGCGATTGCGCGCGCACCGGCGCGCGTCCTGCGTGGCCGCCCCCCGGGGCGCAAGCGCCGGGGCGGCGTGGGTCGGGGTGGTATGGGGCATCGCTCTTCTCCTGTTGGTTTCTTGGGAAACGGGGCTACAGGAAAGAGAATACCAAAACGGTAAGATGTGTCAACCCGAAACGGTAAGATGCGAGGCGTGATTAGACGATGCCAAAAAGGCCAATAAATTCATTAGGAAACGGTTTTTATTACAGGAACTCTATCCAGCGCTCTTCGGTGATGATCGACAACGCCTGTCCCAGACGTTTGTTTTCAATAGCTTTTTGAATTTTGTGGCCGAAGCTTGAATATAGCCAATCGCGCGAACTAAGTGTGCCAACCACGAGATAATTGAGGTGGCAGGTGATGTTATTCGTTATTCGTCCGCCACGAGAAATTATGGCGTTCTCGCATTTCTTTCGCGGCCCATATAGAAATTTGCCGGTGAGGCAAAACAGGGAACCGTCGAACGTGACAGCATCAATGACATCAGCCGGCAATTGGGTTGCGAAACCGCCCGCCGCGCCTGTTTCAAAAAAACTGCCGCCGACAATTGCCACAAGTGTGTTTTTAAGATCTTCCGCTTCTTCTGTTGTGACCACCCGATCTGCAAGAATTCCTGAAACTCTTGCTGCGATCACATCGCCCGGCCAACAGTCCGTGATATCTTCATTGTCCCTTAGCCACATTTCAAGGAACAAAATCTCCGCGTTGTTCAACGTGTTGTCTGCGATCAGCCCTTGACATATACCTAACAAGGACTCGATGGCCTTTTCTGTGTTCCGTTGCCAGTTAAACGAGGGTGAAGGCGCTTGTCCATCGCGATCTTGTGTCATTATAAAATAAGCTCCACATCGAGACCGAGACGCGAACAACGACCAGATTTTAGAAACTCAACAAACTCGGACTGTGTTGAAGAATACATTCCCAATAGACTGACGCTTCGATAAAGCCAAAACGCAATTTCTCCATCGATCTTTTTATCATTGAATTGATCTGCAGTTGCCGCACGGACTTGGACCGTGAGCCGCTCATCGCGCATATGAATCACATCGAAGGGTTTGAAAGAATATAACGGCGGGTCGCCTACAGTTAGCACCCATTCAACGCGTCGTATTTTTTTAATCTCATCATCACTTAGATGGCCCGCCTTTCGTGCCTCTTCTCTGGCGTTGTCAGTGGCGACACGATCAATGCGCTCAATATAGGAAATATCGATCGCAACCAAAAAAGCCTCGTATAGCGGAAACACATAATCTTGTAGCGCCGGCGGATCACATTTCCGTCTGATCGTTCGGCTTTGATTGTTTTGCTCGCGATCCGGTGTCATTTTTTTCAGCGCGATTTATCAGACCTTCGATGATTGCCAGTACGTGGGCACGCATCACAGCATCAAGCCGTTTCCAGGCATCCAGCAACGCAACGTTGTCATCTTGGGAGATACGATAAGGCGCTCGCCCTTCATTGATGGCCGCCTCCCTGGCTGCGCCAATAGGATAGATAGCGTCCATCCTCCCAACCGGCAATTTCAAGGCCGATTCAATGCTCCGGGCGAGATTGCTGCCCATGTTTTTTTTGGTCAATAACTGATCGATTTGATTCCGATCTCGGCCTATAGCATGTGCGAGTTGGTCACGTCCGCCATATTTATCCACCAGCGCCAGAAGGTTTGCCCGGCGTATCTCAGCAATTGTTTGAATACCCATCAATATTATATGTCAGTTTCTTACCGAATTGGTAAATGGCCGAAACGGTAATATGCGGCTTGACGCGACTGACCGAAACGGTAATATGTGGGCCCTATGGATTCTCCCAACTTCAAAGACTTCTTTTTGGGCCTTGGTGTAGTGGAACGCCAAGCGTTTGCCTCGCGTGCGGGCACCACCGTGGGGTATGTGCAAACGCATTTGATTTATGCACGGAAAGTTCCCCGCCGGCCTCTCCTCGATGCGTTAGTTATCGCCTGCGCTGCTCAAGGGGGGCCATCTCGTCAGCAGCTTTTGGCATTTTTCTATGATCAGGGCAGCCAAAACCTGCCTATTGATGCAAACGGTCATACCGCTTAACGCCGGAACACACCAACGGAGATCAACATGGCAAAACGCAGCACGAATAAGCGCGGGTACAGTCAGCTGCGCAAGTGGCTGGCGAAGCTGCAAATCCGCGCCCGGTTGGCTCGACCGCTACGCGACAGCAATATCCGGCTCTCGCTCTGCCTGCGGGATGGCACTGTCGAGATATTCTCGTGCGAGACCAACACGGCCGTGTTGCTACCAGAGCAAGACATCGATTTGCTCATAGCAAACCTGAAGAGCTTTCATCAAGACCGGTCAATACGCGAAACAGTTTCCCTTGATCCGTTTTCTTGAACGTGTGCGAACGAAAAAATGCCATTGCGGCTGTCGCGGCATTCAGCGCATGGCCATATTTTTTTTGCTCAATGGATGAGTTCGTCATGACGCCACGATAACCAACCCGGCGCTACGCCAAAACCACAACAACAAAAGGAGGGAATGTGGCAATGAAAAAATCGTACCTGGGCATGATCAGGGCATACCCGGGCGGATGGGATGCAATGGCGGCGGCGCTGGGCATGAGCCGCATGGCGCTAGAGAACCGCATCTACGAACGCAAGGGGCAATCGGTATTGGTGGAGACGGCCCTGCAGATGCAGGCGTTCTCGCAGACTACCCTATTCGCTGAGGCAGTGGCCCATCAGGCTGGGGGTTTATTCATTACGGTGCCTGCCCCCGCTGATGACCTCGACCGCGATGATCTGCTAATCAAGTTCAATGAGCTGCACGCCGAGCTGGGCGATCTTTCCCGCACGTTCAATGAGGCGGTGAAGGATGGCGAGATCGACGCCGGCGAGCGCGAGGACCTGGTTGCCATCAAGCGCCGCATCCAGGCTAAGACCGCCGAGCTGCTCGCGCTCTCGTTCCAGGTCTACTGTCGCGACGAGTAGCAGCGACCAGACATGAGCGCGCCCGCAGGCCTCACCTCAACACCCGCGCGCCCCGCCTCCCCTGGTGGCAATCATTCGCGCGTGGCTTCCGTTTTGCATTTCACTCTGCACGCGCGCGCCTGCCACCCCTCAACAGGGGCACCGGTGTCGCGGGTCCTCCCCCACCGCAGAACTTTGCGGGTCACAAGGG